GCCTAATCACCGTCTTGCCACGAAACAAGCCAAACATGCTGGTTATTGTTACTATCCTAGGGATATTTGGTTCCTCAGTTACTGGAGCCATTGTAACTTGTTTTGTGAAGAGGGAAGACTTGCGGGACACCGCCTCTACCCTTTGCGAGGACCTCGCGACAGATCCGGCCATTGCATCGGACGTCGCTAGAGATGCATTCTCGCAAACCCCCATTGACCGGCCTAATCCAGTTGCCGGTCACACCCACGCTAGTGCCGCTGCCCTGAGAACCGCTGCCACTTCCACTGCTCGTGACATTGCCCTCTTCTGTGGGGGTGAAGTATACGTAATCGGTCAGTCCAAGTCTGACCAACGGAAGGGTATGTTAGGATCTCGCGCATGGCACTGGACGAAGGATGTCAACGCTGCTAACCGTAAGGACAAGCCCATGGCCCGCGACGTAAGGTACATGTGTGACGTAGATTACTACGTAGACATGCCTCACCTTCTCGTCAGCGAGGTAAAGCCAGTCCTACTTTACACCGTTGTACCTGAGGAAGCCACGTCTACGGGCGTAGATGACTCTGCCTTTTTCTTTGAAGAGGACGGGTGTCTACGTACGGTCGTGGCAGGGGGCGGTAGTTACATACATAGATTATGGAACTACGGCTCTGATTCCTTCCTGGTGACCAGACGCCTGTGGGGCATCTTCCCCACAAAAAGCGTCGCCTATGCCGTCGAGCGTAAACAAATTGGTACTCATCGCCAATTGATACTGTTAGCGCCAATCAAGGCATGGCACGGGTTTTGGGCTAGTTTTCTAGCCCACTACCTGCTGGAAACCAAGCCCCTTGAAAGGTTTGACCCCCGTGTAGAAGGAGGGGGGAAAACTTTCATCAGGTTCAACGTGATGTCTCATACAGGCGACATGCAGGTTACGATCGCACGGCCTGGCGAACTATTAAGCGCCACCTTGCCATTGGAAACCGACAATGCTGTTGCCCGTATAGCAGAGCTGGGTTCCACTAAACTGATGATGCCCACGGTTACTTCGTGGACAAACGACCGTCATAAGGCAGCCGTACTAACGGACTACCACAGGGCGGGTTGTAAGCAGTCTGGTGAAATAGTGTACCCAGTTGATAAGGCTGTAAGAGCTTATCAGTTCAAGCCACAAGAGTTTGACCCTGAAGCCAAGCCTAAAATCCAGGCATTCATGAGTCCCCTGATTCATGGAGCCTTCGTTGCGGTTAATAATAAGGCCTCAGACGAACAATGTGTAAATGGACGCGTTGTTAACATGAAGAAACCAGAACCAAAACGAAGCGACTTCCGTAATCGATGCATCAACGAGTTTGCGAACCTCGTTGTTGATGGAGCGTTCCTTGAACCCGTCTGTTATGAAGTGGTTGCGGCCAAACAGACTAGCGCCAGCCAGCGGCTTTCATTGTCCAAGGCAGTAGTGGCAGGAGATAACCAGAACGCAGTACTCAAAAACTTTGTCAAACCTGAGGCCCATCAGGGACTGAAAGACCCTCGAAACATTTCGATGTATAACGACAGAGACAAATTGAGTATGGCTACCTTCTCGCTCGCAATGTCTGAACACTGTAAGAAGTTCGACTGGTATGGCCCAGGTAAAAACCCATTAGAAATTGCTATTCGAGTAGTGGAAATTTGTAAAGACGCTAGCTACGTCAATATTTCAGATTATCACCGTATGGATGGATCAATATCTTATGCTTTACGCCTGGTTGAGCGTGCTGTGATGTTAAAAGCGTTCCCACAGCACGGCGCTACATTGAATGAATTATTCAGAACGAATGTCGACAATAAAGGATATTTTACCTCTGGAGTCACGTTCGAACAAGGAAGTTCGCATGGATCAGGCTGCTCTGCAACAAGCCTGTTCCAAACTCTCAGGGCTGCATTTAACGCCTATCTTGCGTTCAGACACACCCCCTATGGTGAATCGGGGAGGATGTACGAACCGCATGAAGCGTTCAGCGCTCTTGGAATCCATCTCGGTGACGATGGCCTCGACGCTTGTCTCCCAGTGGGCTCACACAAGTGGGCCTCACGGACTACCGGACTCATACTTGAAGCTCAGGTTGTTCAAAGAGGGCACAGAGGGGTCAATTTCTTGGCACGCTACTACTCAGACAATGTTTGGTATGGCATGCCTGATAGTATGTGTGACGTCAAGAGACAGCTCTCGAAGTTCCATACTACGATACGCCTCCCTGATAATGTCAAAGCTGGCCAAAAGCTTGCTGAAAAGGCAATGTCATACGTGGCTACCGATGGAAATACTCCCGTTATCGGAGAACTTTGCCAGCGAGTGTTGGTGTTGTCACCAGAAATGCCCCAAAAATTACATGGAATTGGTAATTGGTGGGCAAAGTTTGAAAAGTCCGTTCAATACCCCAATACGAATGTTGACGGATGGATGGATGTGGAGTTTGAGCACTTATTACCAACGTTTGATAGGGTGCAATTCAACAATTGGTTGGATGGCATCAAATCGGCCAAGGAATTGCTTTCGCCTCCATTATGTGACGAACCCAAGCGCCCAACACCTGCCCTCGTGCCTGTCGTGGTTGACGAGGAGATTATACCACCACGATCTCCTTCTCGAGCACGAGAAGCAAGTGAGACAGGGGATGAGAGAATCCTAGCGTTGAGCAACAGCTCCGCTAGTCCGCTCGAAGAGAACTGGATAGATGTTAAATCCATTCGAGCGAAGAAACGCCCCAAAAGGCGAAAAACGGCCAAGCCACCGATCGTACGTGGACAGCCAGGTGCAAAAGCACCCAAACAAAAGCGAAAGGCTCCTGTTGTCGGAGATACTCGCCGTGGACCCCGGGACCAGGCCCTTCCTCTGAAGGACCCGTCACGCGGAAGGACACGTAAAAATCGTGCAAAGGCTTAGGAAAACCCCTACTGTCTTCATGACGTTAGTTACGTAAAACTACATCAGGTATTTGTAACACCTGATCGCATAAGG